AATCTACACTACCTTCGGTATATAGCCATCTTAAATTACTTGCAAGATTTGCATTGTGTAGCATTATTTGATGCGCTTTATTAATTTCTCTTTGTTTTCCAATTAAAGGCAAAACAGCTCCTACTGAATAAGGAGTATTTGTATGAGTATAACATACTGGTACAATCGGATATTCAGTTATAGGAAGTATTGTTTCGTATAAATACATATCGCCAACTGAAGCGCAAACTTTAATTTGAGTTTTATAAAAATCTATAATATCTACAACTTGATTTCTAAACACAGGTTCTTTCATATTTAAATCAAATTGCGTTTTTTCCATAGTCGCTTGAACAGTCTTAGTTTGAGTTTCTACAAGTTGAGCTTCCATTAAAGCTTGTTGTTCTTCTAATTTAGCTAAATTTTCTCTTTGTAGTTTTTCAATTTCAATGTTCATTCTTTCTTCTATGATTTCACCTTCTACAACTAAAGCTTCTAACTCTTTTTGTTTTTCCATAAGAGCTACTTGCATTTCTTTTTGCATTTCTTCTATTTGAAATTGAGTTTGTTGTTTTATATCAATTAATTCTTGTTCTGTTGGAGGTTGTTTCATCCACAAATTAACATAAGCGACTTTTTCTTTAGAATATACTTCGTAAAAATCTAGAATTTCATCTTGTTCTCCTTCTAAAGTATGCGCTTCTTGTTCAATATCTCCAGGTTGTATAGTTTCTGAATCGTGAACATCTCTCATAGAATATTGTTTAGTTTGTATTTGCCCACTAGCACGTACAATTTTTTTCTTGAAATCTGGTAACATACTAATTAAAGCAGTTTTAGATAAGTTTTTTTGAACTATAATATAGTTAGCGTCACGAAATAAAAAATCTCTACTAGTAGGGTCTACATATACATCGTAAGGGTCAATAGTTTTAAAAACTACTTCTCCCATACCTCTATCAGCATCTGGGTCTACTTCTACTTTAAAAAATCCTAAACCTTTTACTAAAGAATCTTGTATAACATTACTGAACAAACTTTTACCGCTTGACAAATGCCAACAATATTCAGCAATCATACTATGAATATGCGCAATATCTGAATCGCTACCTTCTGTTCCAATTGCTTGCCATCTAGGATTATTAGCTGTGACAAAAAATTTCATAATGTCAATAGCAGGTGTTATACGATTAATAGTAAAATCTGGCATACCACCTTCTTTTAAATGTTCTTTTTCTTCTGCTGAAAGTTGGTCATTTAAATAAAAGTCCATACTTTTTTGAGAATCAGTAAACCATTTTTTTCTAAAATAACTATTAGCCTGATTAAATAAATGTCTATTTACATCGGCTTTGTTTTTTCTTCCACGTTTAGCCATGTGTTACCTTATTACTTTTTCTTTCTTTTTGACTGTACTTTATCATAAACCGTTTTAGCGGCTGCACCTATTCCCATGCCACCAAGAGCAGCTTTTTGTCCTTGATTAATAAGATTAGCTTTCATCATTTCTTGATAAGCTTTTCTTAATGCTGGTGTAGATACTTGCATTGTGTTTCTTAAAACTGCTGCATCTTTAACTTTTTTAAGCAATTTACCTGTTCTAACCACAGTTCTTGCTTTTCCACCTGGAACTGGTGCAAACAAATCTGCTACTGCAATAGCTCCTTTTCCAGCTTTTACTAAGTTTGGTCTTGCAGCCATTTCTTTTGAAATTCTTGCCAACATTTTTGCTGTTCTGCGGGCTTCTTTTGCATCACTCATAATATTCTCCGTTTGTTAATAATTAATCTCTTATCTCAAAATGAGGTAAGTCATCAAAGTTGTTATCTTTTAATTCTGTATCTCTATCCCAATCTCCACCCCAACGAACAGTAAGTCCCATTGAAGCTGCAATCCCCATAACAAATCCAGCAAAATATGTAAATCGTTCTCTATCTTTCCAATCTATCGGATAAGGAGCAACGTCTACAGCCAATGATGGATATTGGTTATGTTTACCTTTTGGATATTTAAGTTTACTAAAACCTTCTTCAAATAATTTGTCCTGTTCTTCTTTTCCACGATGTCCTTGTAAAACAGTACAATCAAAATCTTCTACTACTCTTTCAAATAGCTCTATTAATCTTGGGTCGCAAGTATTTAATCTTTCTTGTGATTTTTTACCAAAACTAGCCATTATTTAACCTTTTTGATTGCATTAAATAATCTATTTTGAACTTCTGATAAAATTTCCGCATTACTTTTTGCATCAGGATAAACTGTTTTATATTCTTCGTCACTTAATCCCCAAGTACCTTTTTTCCATTTATTGTATAATGCTTCATTGCCATCTTCTAACAAATGAGCTGGAAAACCCATTTTTTTAGCATAGTTTATTTGTTGTATATAATTATCATCAAAGTTTTTTAAACTATAAGCGTTATATAAAGAATCAGCTTCTGCGGTTTTTGCTCCATATACACCATCTACTTCTAATTCAAAACCTAAATCATTTAATCTTTCTTGATAAAAAGAAGTTTCATCTGGAGTCATAGGAGTTGCAATCATTGGAGTTGCAATAGTAGGTTTTCCAGTTGAAGGAGGAGCTGTTCCGATTTTATCTACTTGAGGAGGAGTTCCATCATATAAAGGTTTTTCCATTAATTTAATTTCTCCCTCACCCATTGATTTTTTAATTTCATCCCAGTTAAAGTCTTCTTGTTTGGCTTGTGCCTCTTCAGCTTGTTTCATACCTTCTTTTGTATATGGATATTTTTTATTTCCTACTTGTGGCATAATTTATTCCTTATTTTTTATAAACTTTTTCTGCTCCAGCAATTCCAAAAGAACCTAATGTTACCCAAACAAATGAATTATAAATATTATCGTTAATTATAATTTCTTGTCCTAATAAACCTGTTACTAAATCTACAACTCCAAATACACACATAAGTGCAAAAGAAATAAATCCAATAATAGATTTTTCATTATATTCATTCTTATCTTTAAATATTGCCCACATCTTTCTTCTCCTTTAAGCTATTAACCAATTTTTAGCTTTTTTCTTTGGTTTATACCATCTTGGCTTATTTTCTGACCTATTTTGTTTATAATTAGGGGGAAAAGCATGTAAATTAGCATAATATAGTCCCTCAATTGTGTCATCATGAGCCATTCTTGGTCCAAATGTAATGATTTCATTAATTAAATCAAACATATTTTCTCTAAAATATAAGGAACCTACACTAAAAATGCCAGATAAACCTGAATAAATTCTATTTCTTTTCTGTGTTCCTCCTGGTTTTTCAGGAATTACGCTAATATCGTAACGATTAATTCTCCTCCTTTCATCATTAAGAGCTTGAAAAACACTACGATTCATAGCGACATCTTCTACTGTTGCGCTACTACAATGGTATTTTTTATACAATTCAATAATGTAATCTACTACTCCTTTTTTATCAAATATTTTACCATTTTCATCTTTTGCTCCTAATGTTGGAATACTACGATGTCTTTCGTATTCTAACACATAACGATTATTGTTTGCATCAACTGCGATAACCATAATAACACTAAAGTCTGATTCTTTTGTATCAATATCAGTAGCTGGGTCGCATCCAATAAAAGTATTTACTGGAGTTTTTTCTCCATCTTTTACAATGTATCCCATACCTTCATTGTCGTCATATTCGTAATAACCTTCCCAATATTTTATATGTTTTTGTGTCCAAATAGAATCTTCTTCAGATTGTACTTGCATCATATACTCTTGATAAAACTTAGAAGGCGTTCCACTATCTTGATAGAATTTTTTCTTTTCTTCTAATTTTTCCAATGGAAACCAACCAGGCCACAAAGAACTTCCATCTGGGAGAATTGCTTTATAAGTAATTACTCTCCACGCAAAATCATCTTTGCTTTCTTTTTGACGTTCATAATTAATGATAAGATTATTGATAAAGCTATCAAAGTGCACAGGAGTACCATTGACCCTAAGACGACCAGTATGAGGCTCAATAGCAGGATAAACAACAGCAGTAACGAGGTTACTGTTTTTAGACCTTGCTTCAGCCGTGATAGTATTTGCTTCGTGTTCGAAGTCGTCAAGTATGATGAGGTCGTATCTTTTATGCAATTTAGCACCTCCTCTAATACCCGCAACATTTGATTTACTAATGAGTTTACATCCATTGGATAACTCCACATCTTCTTCTGTCCATTTTTTCCCTTTCAAATTACCAAAGTAATATTTTATTTTATCGTTAAACTCAAAATGGTATTTGATATAATCCATATTACCAGTACTAAGTTTTTGCGTAGCAGATACCCATGCATAAAATAACATATCGTCTTTAGGGCAAAAAACAAAGTCTTTAATAATTGAGCATTTAGTAAGCACAGTTTTTCCATGACCACGAGGCAAAATAACTGCTAGTTGTTTAACTTCTGGGTTATCAATAGCATCAGCCATTTCGTAATGAAATGCAGGTGTTTCACTTCGCATAAAATCGTCAGGAAGAAATAACTTCCCAAATGCAATCATGTCTTTACTTGCTAGTCTTAGCGCTTCTTCCGCTTTGCTTATGTTCTGTATCTTGTGCATTTTTAGTTTCTTCTTTTAATATTTTATCCATATAGTTTTTTAAATTATCTTCATCTTTATTCATACGAATATATTTATCAACTACATTGTCCATCATCATTACATGTCTTTGCAATATTTGTAATTGCATATTTAGTTCTTTAATTGCTCTTACTAAATCATGTTTAGATAATGTGGGTTTTTTTGCTTTAGCCACCTTGTCCTACCTTTCTTTTTTTGTAATTAGGACTTTCCTTAGTATAGTATTTAGTATTATTACTCATACCTTGTCTAGTCTTCTTCTTTCTTTTAACCCTCTTTTGGAAGGTTCCGAATATTCTTCTTCTCATTTATTTCTTCTTTTTCTTTTTCTTTTTTGGTCTACCGACTTTACCGCCGTATGTTCCTGGTCCTTTTGGTTTCT